TTCTATGTCCTAAACCTACCATTCTATCAAACTCGTTTCTATCTACTTCAATTATCACATCAGTAGCAACTAATCCATCTAGGGCGTAGGTTAATTGTAGGCTTTGATGCTCGTTTTTCTTTGCAAAATCCATCGTTTCTGAATAGTCCTCTTTTACCCCGTTTTTGAAAATCATTAGACTCATTGGCTTTGCATCTGTATTCTCGATATCTACGCTAATCATTGCGTACACAACGTAGTCACCATCCTGTGTTATGGTGTAGGTTAAACTTGGCACTGCTTGGTCTGAGGCACTGCCAGAAACCGAGCCGCTTGTTATTAATACATCTGCTTTGAAGTAAGTCCCACTACCTCCCTCGCTTAGTTGTTGGAAGCCTTTCTTTAAAAGTGGGTTGTATATCTGCTTTGCCATTATGATAGTGTTAAAGTTGCTACGTGATAGGTTCCTGCTCCACCGCTATAAGTGAATGTCTCGGTAACTGATAAAGCTAGAGCCGTTGAACTGTAAACTATGGTACTTATTCTCTGGTCTGCTGCTCCACCATCTAACCAAGTGAATGTGTATACTAAATCATTAGCTTCTGATAGTAGCTTTGTTAGATTTCCTTTTGTGGTATTTTCTGCAATATCTTCTAGTTCTGCAATTTCCAGTACTTGATTTGCTGCGGAAGCATCTCCACCGCCTCCACCACCGCCTACACTATGCGAACCCAGTAGGGCTGCAATAGCATCTGCCTTGGCTTCTAAGTCTGCCCCTGCGGGTGCTGTTATATCTGCATACGTGAAAGCGTGCATTTCCTTTTGTCGAACTAAGATTCTCAACTTAGATGTGATAATTGTAAGGCTTACGTCATCAAGTGGATAGTAGGATATGTTACTTCCCTGTTCGACTTTTAATTGACCGCCCTCTGATGTGATTGTTGCCATTATTTCTTAATTTGTGATTGTGCTTGTGATTGAATTTTTGCTATTAATCCCGCTACTTGTGAGTAAGGGGCTTGTCCTAATAAGTTTAAGATTGCTTCTACTTCGCCTTGTTCGAGTTCTAGTTTCATATTTTTTCTGCTGCTTCTGTTGTTACGACATTAGTTGGAACTAATTTGTGACCTACATTCGCTTTTAGATAATTATGTATCTCGACTTTATGGTCTTCGACTGTTATATCTTCAGGTGATGTTGAATCAAAATACTCATAATAATTTCTGTTCTCGTCATATATGCGAATAGGCCAATCTTTAAACTTTCCATCGGTTAATCTCTTTTCTCTTGTTATGCTGCTTGCATCGCATTGCTCTTGTGTGAAATGTCCCATATTTATTTATGATATTGCTGTTACAATGCCGTCCACTACTGTTATATTGGTTACTGCTCCTGAAAAATTAGCCCCTGCCGTTCCATTTACGCTATATGTAGTGCTTTCAGTATTTCCTACTACATGAAGTTTAGATGTTGGTAATGCTGTTCCTATTCCTATTCTGTCGTTTGCTGCATCAACTCTAAAAATATTATCTACTCCTACTCCGTCAATTCTAAAATCAACATCTTCATTATTTTGATTGAATATAGTTGCTTGACCGCTTTCGTTAGTAATGATGATATCCTGTGCTCCTGTTGTTGGATTGTAATATAGTGTACTTGCTCCATTTACCCCCAGATTAAGCATCGCCATACGCCTGTTGGTGTTTACAGTCGCATCTGCTCCATTTAACAATATTAAACCATCACTTGCCCCTGTTCGTATAGAAGCTGTAAAAAAGTTTGTATTTGTGATAGTGCCTATTGCCATCCTTCCTTGAAGGTGTAGCTTTTCTATCGGTGCTGCTGTTCCTATTCCTACCTTGTCATTAGTGCCGTCAATTACAAAGGTGTTGGAATCGAAGTTTAGAGTATCTGTTAAGGCTACTGCTGTTGAGGTTGGAACTGTACCACTCCCGCCATATATACCGCTTCCCCCCGTTGTAAATTCAGTCCAATCGGTTGTATATAAGTATAGTTTATCGGTGTCTTTAACATAGATTAACAGCCCCTCTGCTGCGGGTATTCTCTCCCACACTAACCCGTTAAACCGTACCCAATCGTCTTGTATTGCACCATCCCAATCTCCATGTGTGATAGTTCCTATTCCTGTTGCATCACTTGGTTCGTCATCTGTTCCGTCTGTTCGGGCTGCGTTGGTTATTTCTATGTAGTCTGCTCCATCGTTTACGTCTGTAATATCGAAAATACCATCGTTAGAAGTATTACCGTTTCCGCTTGTGTTATAGGTGTCTCCAATAGTTACACCTGATAAATCTGGAGTTCCATTAAATGAAATTCTTACCGTTGTACCCGATTGCCAGACAATAGTATCAACATCTAAGGTTACCCCCGTTCTATCTAGTAAATAAATGTCTGTGAGTACTTCCGTAGGTGGTGCAACTGTTGAGTCTGCTAAACTCAATGCACTAGGTAGGACGTTGTTTTCGGTCCACTCTGAACCGTTAGGAACCAACTTCGCTAACTTGGTGTTGATTAATGCAGCCCCGTAACCCTTTGGCTCATGGATTTGGGGGTCTTCTAATTCTTCATGCAGCTTACCCATTAAATCACATTTTTACCTGTTGAATCGTCATCTATTCTAACGAACTTTTTAGCTGAAATAACTATCCCTCCGTTTACAGTAGTGGTGTTTGAAACGTTCCTACTTGCATAATACTTAGGATATTTCCCCTCGTTGCTTTCATCTTCTATAAATTCTGTCATCTTATCCACTAAACTGTTGCCCTTATCTATTGCATCCTTTCTTATCAATGCTCTTTGTGCATCGCTTGCGGTACTGGAAAAGTCGCTAGAAGGTAATTGCAGCCCCGCTGACGTAGTATTTACATGAAGGTGGGGTAATACCTCAAACAACACGAAAAACGCTAAACAGGGCTTAATATAGTCATCCAACAATATTAGATTATCTGCTGTGAGTGTGGCGGTGTTGTTTTGGTCTACAATCTCTTGATATAAGGAATCGGATAACTTAACAACTCCATTAGCTAGGATAGGCTTAATATGCCTAATCTGGGCTGTTTCAATGTACGAATCTTTCACCAACGTGGGGTCGGTGTTTAGGTTCGTGAACGCCTTACTTATTACCTCGCTCGCTGTTGTTAGTTGTGCCATTCTTTAAGAATTTTTGTTGGTCTTCTGCATCTTCATCAAACGATAACCCAAACTCCTTACGGGCTTCCCAAATTTTAGTGCTATTATTGGTATAAACTCTTGTCTTTTCTCGGGAATAACGGTGTTATGTGCTACCTCGTATTCGTTCAAAATTCTGTTGGTATCGAAGCCCGTAGAATCTTGCATACTGGTCAAACTCCTAAACCAATTATGAGCAACTATTAAATCGTCTCCCGATTGTCTTTGTAAGTCTAACCACTCCCCCTCCTTAGTTTGGGAAACAGGTGTAAATTGTGTACCCTCTCCACCCATTTGTTTAATAAGCAACATCACTTGACCTTGCTTGCCGTCTCCTGTGAATTGTTCTTCGAAATTCTTTTGCAAATCTTCTGCATCCTTTTCCGAAAATTGACCATCCACTACTAACACACCAGAAGTTGAGAAGTCATTATTTAGCCTTGATACATTCCATCTATTTGTTTTCCACGCTATCTGTGCTGATTCCATCCCTGCGAACCAATCTGGAATACCGTAGTGAGTGAAAGTAGGCTCGTATGATTTGAAGTGTACTATGCTTTGTTCAAAGCCGTCTATTCGCTTAAAATTAGGGTAAAGGGGTATCTCTACTAATTTCTTCTTTTCCTGTCTTACGTTAGCCCAATTGGGATGTAGGAATACACTCTCACCGTTCTTGCTTAGTCTCGCTTGTGTATAGTCTTGATGGAATAGGTTAATAAACCCCTGACCTTTGACTATCTTTAGGTAAGCGTTACCAGAACTCAACTCGTCAAATACTATTTTCTGGAATACTTGCTTTAGAGTTTCCCCCCTGTTGTTAGCCTGTAAAAAGAAGCTGTTTGTAGAATCGCTATCGGAAATAAACCCCTTTCCCGTTATGTATATTTTCTTGTAGTTTACTATTCCCCTATGTATGGGGCTTCGCCTTGTGATACTTGCTACGCCTTGCGGGAATAGGTTATCATTACCGAAAGGTATCCATGCATTGTTACTGCCAAAAGTCTTCTTGAATCCCTCTGTGGGTTCTAGGTGGGAATTTAGAATCGTTGACTTTACCCGTTGGGCTTTTGGTCTGCCGTTGGCGTTACCTGTTTGCCCCTTCTTAAATTGTCCTTTGTTCACCTGTTAATTGCCTGTTAATTTTACAAAGTTAGCAAAAAAAAGGGGGCTAAATTGCCCCCCTCTTTCGCTTTCGGGATTACGTCTTGGAAATTCCTCGAACTCCCAACTCGTATAGCTTTGCCAATTCCTTCTGTGTAGCATCTTTAAGGACGTATTTCTTGTCTGCCCATACCTCACAACTTTGGTAAGCCTTTTCGACTTTAAACTTAACCTCAGACATTATACTGGAACTGTGCCTGTGAATACTCTAGACTTCTCACCATCTACGCTTGAAAGCATAACTATCGAAGCGTTAGAATCGGTAAATGCCTTTCCTGTTGCTGATGTATCACTTGAAATTCGCATTGGCCTTTCCAATAATGCTACTTCTGAGTAACCACTTGTCCATTGGTTGCCGTTGCCATCTTTAACGATTGCAATTAGACCACATGGAGAAGCATCCATAATCTCTTGGATAGCTGCTCTGGAAGCTGAAGTCATTTTTGTTATTTGAAACTCTACCTCGTGAGTTGCTGAAACTGCACCCGTATCGCTACGCTCTACATTTTCACGGAACTCTGCGGTGTCTTGCTCGAACTCGAATTTATAGAATACCTTAGTAGCTACCATTGTGACGGCTGTGTAATCTTCACCTGTTAAAGTGAATGAAGTAACGTCATCAACATTAGCCAAATGTACTTCTAAAAGTCCACCCGAACTGCTTTCGCATACTTTGCTGAAACCTGCTGTTAGTGTCATATTGTTTATGTATTAAAAGGGGGCTTTAACACCCCCTTATGATTATGCTGAAATATTTGTTACTGCCAACTCGTCATTCTTGTACTGAGTTCCGATTGCGTAAGTTGCTCGGAAACGGTTAAGAATCAAATCTGGGTTGTACCAGAAATTCGCTGTTGCTTCTCCACCTAAGTCTGTTCCTATTGCTACGTTCTTTGGAACGTGTAGAACAATTCTGTGTGGGTCTGTTGCTAGTGAATCTGCTGAGATATGAGTATCCCATTCTCTGTGAACGATAATTGGGTAACCATCGTAAGAAAGCGTGTCTTCACCATCTCGTAGAACACCGTCTGCAATTTCTGTTCCTGTGCTTCTCAATGTAGCACGATAGTTATCTGCATAACTTCCAGAAATTTCAAGTACTGCTTGTCCTTTCAATTCTCGCAATTCGTCTGGACTTGCATCAATAGCTGCTTGCATCTGTGCTGTCGCTGCATCTGCTGCTAGTGCTCCAACTGGTCCAACAATTTGCTGTCCTGCGGGTAGATTTGTGTAGTTCTTGAAAATTCCGTTGTAAATATCGTAATCTGCTGAACCACTCGCAGTATCATTGAACCAAAGTTGACGTGAATTATCACGCTTTAAACCTTTGCCCATTATCTCTGCAATGATTTCCTGAAGCATTGTGCCATCAAGATTATCAATGTCGTTACCTGCTGCTAACCAATCTCCAACAATGGTGTTGTAGAATGTGTTTGCTTCTTGCTCAACTTCTGCCTTAACTCGACTCATAACGATTTCTCGTTGAGTAAGTGTAGAACCTGTTGAACCAGCAAAACCAGAAGCATACGCTTTGGTAATTTTCTCTAAACTTGCGAATTTCTGTAGTTTGAAACTCGACTTTACATTAAGCATTACATCAAATCTGCTTATGTCTTGGTCGCCTAAAAATAACGGCTGCAAGAAGTATTTATTTACATCTTCTCGGCTATACGTCAAGGCGGTGGTGATTACATCTGCCATCTTTTCTCTTTTTTAAAATTTGGATAAAGTGTTTTTT